CCAATTTTGCGCGCTCTAGCTTTGCGTATGATGCAACGTTAGAGGGTGAGTATTATTACAACGCCGAAAAAGTAAAAGATTTAGGCAAGTCAATTGTACTAAGTAACAAGCTCAGCAATATTGAAACAGCCGACTTAACCACAGTTCGCTATGCCCAGCGCTTTAGCAACAGGCCACAACGCATTGTTGCAACCGTAGAAGAAAAGAACCTTAATTTTTCTTTGGGTGATGTGGTTGAAATAGAATCAGCGGTAAATCAGGATTTCTACGGCAACCCTAATACGGGCGTTCGCGCACAGGTTGTTAAGATAGCGCCCCTTAGTTCAGTTGGTCGCAACTATAAAGTTACAGCAGTAACTTATAACCCTTACATTGGTGGTGTTGCTGGCTCAGACTTACCCGTTAACGCTGAGTTCGACAACAATCTTTTCACCATTGCCGGCGGTCCAGTTTCAGCAGACACCTTCACCTTTATATTTTCCTTACCTTTCTATGGTCAAGACACGCTTAATCAGGCGATATCGGCGGGTTCGTTTCCAGCGGGTTCAACTATAAATTTAGTTTTTCTTAATGGCAGCACAGCCATTGGTCGCGGTGGTAATGGTAATGGCGGGAATGGTGGGGATACATTACGCGGTGCTAATGGCGTAACTATCAACATATACCTATCTGGTCCAACTCCCGATTTTGGAAATGGTTCTTACAATGCTGATGGATATTTGTTTGCACCGGGCGGCGGCGGTGGTGAATTTGAATATCAACAGGGTGAAGATGAGTACGAATTTAATTATGTGATAGGCGGAAGTGGTGGTGCCGGAAATAAGCCCGGTGGCGCTGGATCTGGTGATTCAGACGGTTTACCTGGTAAAAAGACTGAAGGTGGCAGATCTAACGGACAAGCAGGAAAGGGTGGAAACCCCGGCGAAGATGGAGAAAGTACAAATGGTGCTGTTGCATTTCAAGGCGGGTTGGCAGGCCGCTGTCTTTCTTTAAACGGCTCAACCGTCAACATTTACACGAATGGAAATGTAGGCCGATTTATAAAAGGCAGGGGTGATAACCCAAGCGCCATATCATGATCGAATCATTAATTGGCGAACTTTATTTTGATGTTGAACTTTACGACAGCATTGAACTTGGTACAAGAATTCGCATCGGTGAGCATTACAACGGTTCTAAGTGTGTTATTTGGAAAGATGGTGTTTTTCTTGTCGGACAACTCGAAGCATCGATTTCATTTCAGGGCTCACTGGTTAAGCTAAATAATGCTTCTACCGCACCTTACACCTCTTACTTAAACAACGAGCTCGTTGGTAAGCAACTGCAAGTATCTGGCTCGATCATCTACACAAATGAAAATGCCTATCATGAACTGCGTGAAGATGCCAAGTACGGCCGAAAGGCTAACTATAAAGTTGAGTTTGCAGACGGTGAAGAATTCACCGCCTCTTTCATTCCAACGAATTTAGCTGACAACTTTCCACGCGGCCAAGCACAAACAAGTTCATTCACGTTAGTTTCAAGCGGTAGCGTGTCTCGCATTACAGTTGAGTAAAATAAGCAATGGCTGAAATAGAAAAGTTACAAGCCCTTCCACAAGGAACGCCAGGGAACAGTACCGGCGCTGATGTAGCAAAAGCGGTTAATGCGCTAATTGATAGAGCGGCTGAATTACCTGATGGTGTTCAAGAATCAATAGATAATCTATCTGCGCTTATTAATGAAGCAAAGCGGTATCTTGATACGCAAGTGGCTAATAGTCCCCCTGTAAAACAAAATACAAGTCTTACACATATTCTGAGCGATTATCCAACGCTAAAGAAGACAGAGGTTTTACCCGAAGATTCACCAAATAATGAACCTCAAATTCGTTACGATGATGTACGTGGATTGGTGCATGTCTCTTTAACAGATAGATGGGTAACTATCCCGACTGTTATAGGTTCAAGAAAGTTCGCTATTTTCCAAAGAGGTATGATTATACGCCTTAACTCTGCGTACTCTGGCGGTATAAAGCTTAGAGTTTATCCTATGGGTGCCGGCGGTAATGGCCTACCTGATAACGCTACGTTAGCTAATCATCAATGGCATGAATACGAAACTACGGTTACAGACCTTTACAAAATAGGTGAGTTCAACAGCGAATATTTTGAGGGCATTATTGACTATATAGAACTCGATAATGCATGGGCTACGTTGGATGCAGATCGTTCTTACTATCGCTCGTTAAATGGTTATTTTGATGTGGCATTTGGCACGTTAAAAAGCCCGTTTACAAACTTCTACCAAAAAGCCGACGGTTACTGGTACAGCGAAGACATAACACCTCAAACGCCTAATTACATGGGGCTTAGTTGGACGCAAGATCCTAAAAACTACCGCAACTATTCCGTAGATGACGCGTCAGGCTCTACCGATGCGCTTAGGTTCTTTGGTGATGACTACGATGAATACAGCTTTGAAATCATTCTAGTTGTTCACAGCATGAATAGACACATGGCGGTAACTATTTCTAACAGCGCTCCTAACATCGTTTACGAAGCAGAACCCTACAGGTTTCTTACTAACGCTGAACGCATCTATTTCAAAAGAAGAAATAACGGCATCACCGGAAGCATGACGGTTGAGTCAATAAAAATAAGGATACCTGTCAGTGAGTATTAATCGTTTATTTGATGTGAATTTAAAAGTTGCTGAGAACTGGACCCAAGGCGAAGACTGGGCAGAATGCAATCCTGTTCAAGATATAAACGGAATTTACCACCGCATATATAACGACAGTGAGGGTGAAAACCCGAACTACCGCATAGAACGCGGTGATAATTTCTACATAGGGTCTCACCCCTCTGAAGTTCGCGATTGGATACCAAGAACTACGCCTTGGAATTTCGATATTGATGAAGCCACAGAAGGTGCATGGTTCTCGTTTTACTTTGGTTTGCAAGTTGGTGAAAGCGATATAGACACAAGCTTAGATAATCATTCACCTTGGATTATCAACGCGCCTGAAAACTTCATTTTATTAAGCGCGGATTATCACCGCTTTTACAGCGTAAAAATCAAGGACTCTCAAAACTTTCTAAAACTGACTAAAGACAATCGTGGCACCGAAATACATGGCGCGATTATGAGTAACGCAGGGCTAATAAACACAGGTGGATACCGTATGTTTGATTGGGTTTTACGAAGCTTAACGTGGATTAAAACAACACTTAAAGCGTTAGATATACCAATCGGTTCGAGCAATGTATCAATGCAGAGTTTCGATATTACCGGCTCAGGTGATATTGGTATTGCAGTAAGGGCCGGTCACTCTGAAATAGAAATCGTTGGCGGTAAAATTATAAACGAGAATAACCTTTTTGCCGAAAACCCTACGCCTTTTATCGGTGTTCATTTGGAGCAAGGTTCTAAAGCGATTGTTCGTTATGTCGATACTCATGGCTTCAGTGATGAAGGCTTTAGGTTTGAATGCCCCGTTGATGTTAAGGGTTTAACGTCAAGCTACGATTGTAAGGGTATTCATTTTTCTGAAACTTCTACCGCTAGAGATTGCATGGTTTCATGGACGCGAAGAGTACAGGGTGATGGTTTCGCCTATGAGTTTGAAAAAGACGGTGAACTTAATAACTGCGGTTGCAACTTGGATGAAACAAGTGGCCTTGGTGTAATTGTAGGTCATGCTGGCTCTACTATCACAATAAACGGGGGTGACTATAAAGCATTAGCGCCTTTACCGTTTGTGTACGCTCGTGGTGCTTCTACGTTTATTTTAAACAACGTTACCGTGAATGGTGAATTGTATAATGAAACCGTAGTTTTAAGTGAAGGTGAAAGCTGGCGTGGTGTAAAAGCTACGGTAACCGATGACGTATTACCAGTATATGCAAATAAAACACTATCCCTGCCTTACATGCACATTCCGCAACTAGATAATGCGGTATCCGTACAAGGTGCTGAGAATGCTTTTTCTAGCCAGATTGATTTACCTAGTGGCGCAAGAATAGTCCCTACTGAAGATGGTTCATTACGTTACATGCCTTTAGATGCTTGGTTGCATTTAGATCCGGGTGAAGAAGCTATCGATTACTTTAGATACAGCACTGAAAACTTTATCTACATGCACCGATTTAAAATACTGCCTTCACCCGAGGTAGGTGCAAAAGTAGTTCAACCAGATGCATTTAGCGGCTCGGGCTGGTCTAAAAGTGGCGGTAATTACTACGCAAACAACACAAGCAACCCATTAAACGCAAGCTACAATTTTGAAGATGGTGAGGTTTACCAAATCTCATTGAAGTTGGTAGGTGTAGAAAGCGGATCAGTAACACCTAAGATCGGCAGCGAAGTAGGCCAATACAGCCATAGTTTAGAAGGCACTGAAGTTTGGTTAATCCGTGCGCCAGCTAATGCAACGCAAGTACAAGTAACTGCGTCAGGGTACAAAGGTAACGTCCAAAATATCTACGTGCGTAAGTTATTAAGAACCGAAACGCCTGCAGTGCCAGAATTAAGCGCCACGGTTGATGGTAATAACGTTAATTTGATGTTCGATGTACTTCCAGTAACACGACTTAAAGATTTGTATACCGCTGACATTTACCTTTCAGGGGTACTTGAACAGAACGAGCGTGATGGCTACCGAGGCACTAATGCTAATGCTCATTATCTTGCTGAGAACGTAACAGTTAGAAACCGCAGGAATGGAATTAACCTTCGAGGTGCAGAATCTCTTGAAGTTTATAAAATGGATTTTATTGGTGGTTATGAAGGCGTTAATGAAACATGGCAAGTTGCTGTTCAGGGTGACTTGTACGGGCCTTTCGTTAAAGAACAGCAGCTACATTTTTGTGACGTTGATTTATTGCTCGATTCGAATTTTGGTAACTATAACAGTAGATTCGGAAACTCAGATTGCTTCGTGGTCAATGGCGCGTATTACGGTGAAGACGCTTTCAAATACTCGGTTAATATCTACGGTTGCGATTTGAAAAATGGCTCTGACGCTGTAACCGACTTGAAAAAGCGTTCTGAAGTAAATCACTCGCGTTACGAAGGCGCTTGTAAGATGCTTCGTACTCACTCTAAAGGTTCAGCTACAATTGCTAATACCGAATTTGTTAGAACCTCTGGTGTGCGCGAAGTATTTTCGCCAAGCCATTCTAGCCCCTACATAGAAATATGGAATTGCGCGGTAGATGGTGTTCGCTGTGTTTCTACCGAGCAACTACAAAACCAGCCTAAAGGGTTTGGTACTTACAGCACTTACAGTCCTGTAAGAATACGCGCAAAGCTTGTTCACGTTATGAAAACTTACCCCACGATGAAAGACCTTTGCCGAGCAGCTATGACAGAAATGGAATTTGAAGTATCAAGTGATAGTGGTTCTAGTTGGTCACCTTTATCCGTTCCGAACGTTGGATTGCCTGGGGTTGTAGGTTGTTTCAAACGTTCACTTAATTTCACTTCAGGCACATACCAGATCAGATGCCGTTGCCTTAACGGTGCGCTAGTCGGCGCATGGTCTAACGAAATCACAATCACAGTATAGAGAGTCGGCCAATGGCTAGTAAGATTATTATTCAAACCAAAGACGGGAAGCCTGAAAGTGGTGAGAGACGCGTTTCTTTAATTGATTATCAAAGCAAATCTTTAATTGAAGAGCACTCAGTTTCGTTCACAAATGGTTATGCAGAGATAGAAAGCTTTTTAATTAATGAGGGTGACGAACTACTGGTTTATTCACCCGAGTCAGATATTTTCGGCGCATCAATTAAAGCGGTTGTCAATGAACAGGCTTCTGCAGCGTGGGGAGTTGGAGAGCCTACGGTATTACATACTGTTTTAGTTGCTGGCCAATCACTTTCTGTCGGTGTTGCTTCCAGCGCTGTTAACGCAGAATCTCCGTTTGGTGGGTTTATGTTCAACGGCATTCGCGCAGAGGGTAAAGGGGATAACGTTGCGCAAGTCGCAGAAATGGAGTCTTTAAGACCATATCAAAACGAGCTGGTTGAATCTCACGGTTATTCATTCATTCAACTTTTTAGATCGTTAGAGAAGTCTAACGACAATAGAAATAACCCTGTTTTATGGGCGAGTACGGGTGTTGGTGGCAAAACAGCAGATTGGCTATTTAATACATCAAACCCGTCTATGAATAATGCTGGCCGATTTATTACCCGTTCAGATTTGAGAGCGGCAGATATCGGCCTTGGTGTAAGCCTACCTTTCTGGCTTTGGGACCAAGGCGAGTCTGACACCAACACAGACCCAAATACTTATAAGGCAACGGTCAGAACAGGTCACGACTATGTTACATCATTAGCAAATGCGAAGACGGGGCAGAGTCGTTTCGATATGATTTTGACTGGCATTGGTAGCGGCATTGGTCGAAGAGAAATCAATAATGCCCTTTATCAATACGCGCTAGAAAACGATGATGCACACTATGCTGGGAGCAAATGGTACATTAGCTACAAATACCCAGCGAGCAGCAGTGACACAACGCACATGAAAGCGCAAGGGTACATGATGCAAGGCGAATATCACGCACTAGCGGCGCACAGATTGATGCAGAGTGTTGCTGCAGGTGATAACCCCCCAGTATCTAAATGCTTACAGCCAGAAAGCTATTCTGCCAGCGGAACTAGCGTAACTATAGCAATGCACGTTCCCGTTCCCCCTATGGTCATTGATGCGACTACAATTCCACAGTTGACGGGGTGGGGTTTCAAATACATTTCACCGACGAACGTTGAAACCGTAGCTACAAGCGTAAACGTCAGCGGCAATGATTTGATTGTCGATTTTGGTGTGCAGCTTGAAGAGGGTGGCGTTTTAGACTTCGGATATTCGGACACGCAACTGGACACCCCTGCACTGAATGTTCGCGACTCGCAAAGCATTCCATCAATCGTAGATGGTGAAACACTTTACAACTGGTTCCCTGTTTTCTATCACACGCTAGCGGCTTCTGAGGTGGCGTAATGGAATTAAACACAGAAGGTGAATTAAACACAAATGGCGCTTCAAATAGTGGTGGAGGAAATGGCGTGAAGACATTAGATTTTAGCGCGTTGGCAAACGGCGCAGCACTTCCTAGTGAAATAACATTTACCACAGGTGGTGGTGAAATATTAGGAGGCGGTTTAAAACCTACAGATACAAGCTCTGGTGGCGGTGATTACTTTGAGGTTGATAGCCTAGCAGACGGTAAATTTGTCGCGAGAATGTTTACTGATTCTGACGCCGCTCAGACAAACGCGTTCATCGGCGTAAGGTTTCGGATTTCAGACCCTGATAATTACCACATTTTAATGTGGCAATCTAAAGACAGCCCTATTGCGCGTATAGGGAAGTTTGTAAATGGTTCATCAACATACACCACAGTGGACGCCGTTGTTGCTGGCTCTAACGCTAGGCCTGTTATTTTGGTGGTGGCGAATGGTCAAAACATTAAAGGCTATATCGGTGATGAGAGAGACATTACCGATATAACAGACCCAAACGATTCAGGTTTTACACTGGTAGCTGACATTAACGACACCTTTAATCAGACCGCGACTAAAGCAGGTATGCGGCTCGGTTATACAGGTTATCGGGTGTCTGAGTTTAGATATGCAAGTGAGCAAGGTGGCGGCACGGTAGAAACACCACCAACAGCTGCAGCTGACGGAGATAAACAGGACTTAGTTGCAGGCTCACCAGTCACAATGGATTTTAGCGGCTCTTCAGCCGTAGCGCCTGCAACTATTTCTTCATATAATGTTACTCAAGTTGGTGGCGGTGCGGTTACTTTATCGGGTTCGGGCAACTCACGGTCATATACCGCGCCCTCTGAGTCTTTCGCACAAGATTTAGTTTTTCAGTTAATTGTAACTGACAGCGATGGTTTAAATTCTTCACCTGTGACGTTCACTCACTCAATTCTTGCAGCTGCTCAAGAGCCAGTAAACCAACCCCCAACCGCAAACGCTGGCCCAGACCAATCAGTTGCAGCTGGTCAGCTGGTACAAGTTAGTGCTTCTGAGTTTGGATGGTGATGGCACTATTGTAGGTTGGAAATGGCGTGAAACTACTAACAGCGGCATTACGCTATCAAGCACCACCGCTGAAAGCATTAGCTTTACTTCACCAGTGTCAGACACAGACCAAACAGTAACATTAGAGCTTATTGTTACCGATGATGATGGCGTAGATTCAGCGCCGGTATACGTTGATTTCAATGTTGCAGCAGAGGTTGATACTACCCCGCCAGTAATAATTCTAACTGGTGGTAACATCGCTCTTAATGTTGGTGAAGTATTCCAAGAACCTGGTTATCAAGCGTTTAATAACAAAGGTGTTGATATTACTGACCAGGTAACTGTGACTGGTTCAACTTCTACCGCATTTCCAAGAACTGGAACTCTTGAATACAACGTTGTAGCGGATGGGATAGCAGCGGAAACCCAAACAAGAATATTTACTGTAACCGCTGAGTCTGAATTGCTCGAGGCCGTTTCAAAACAGAAGTTCTTGCGTGACAATACGGTTATATTTGCGTTCACAGGGCGTTCTAATATCGAAGAGCTTAAATTCAAGCTAGCAAGCACTAATGCAAAAATTGCGTTAGACAATCAGGGTTATTACGATTTCACTGAAAACGAAACGCAAAAGGTAATAGTAGTTACTGACGCAGGCGAAATAAGTTCAG